AAGTAAAATGAAAGTTTTAATTCTTAGAGATACGGTTGCTGATGGTAAAAAAGTTTCTGCTGGTGAAGTTGTCGAATTAGATAACGATACTGCTAATACTTTAATGAGTTATGGCAAAGCAGAAGCATCTGATGGCAAAGTATCTGAAAAAAAAGATAGAAGTGTAGGCTTGGAAAAATCAGAAGTTAAAGTCAAAAGGAGAAAAGGAAAGTAAATGGCTTTAGAATTTGATGCTGATTTTGATGGCTACTTTGATGATTCTTATGGACATGGTGTGTCTGCTACATATACTCCATCAGGCGGTTCAGGATCAACTATCAAGGTTATCCTTGAAGATGAATATTTATCAGTAGATGGTTTAACTGTAGGAGTTGAAGGCAGTACACCTGTCGCATATTGCAAAACCAAAGATGTATCTTCTGCAAGTCATGGTGACACTTTGGCTTTTTCAGCACAAACTGATTTGGATGGTAATACTCTAAAAGGTGCAAAAACTTATTCTGTTGTAAATGTGCAACCTGACAATACAGGCATTACAGCTTTGATATTACAAGAACAATAATGGCTAATCACATCAGACAACAAATAAGAGAAAGAGTAGGTACAACCTTAACAGGTTTGACTACTACAGGATCAAATGTTTTTCAAAGTAGAGTTTATAATTTAGAAGATTCTAAGTTACCAGCAATAATTATTTATACAAAATCTGAAGATTCAGAATTACTAGAAATGGGTTCAACAAGAACATTACAAAGGAATCTATCTCTAGTAGTTGAAGCGTATGTGAAAGCAAATAGCAATTATGACGATACAATTGATACGATTGCTAAAGAAGTTGAAGCGGCTATGGGTGCTGACGTAACTCATAACGATTTAGCAAGAGATTCTTTCCTAGACTCAACAGAAATCAATTATAATGGCGAAGGCGAACAACCAATTGCTGTTATGACTATGGTTTATAATATAATTTATTTAACAACAGAAACAACAGCAGATGTTGCATTGTGAGGTTTTTTATTATGGATAAAAATGTAATGATTTCTCCTGATGGCAAAAGCAAAGTAACTGTTTTTGACTCAGAAGTTGAAAATCTAAAAGCAAATGGGTGGACTCTTGAAGGAGAGTCTAAAATTAAAACAAAATCTAAAGAGGATTAATAATGGCGGTATTTACAGGTAAAGCTGGTGTAGTACAGACAGGCAGTAATGCTTTAGCAGAAGTTAGGTCTTATAGTATCACTCAAACAGGTGACACTACAGAATCTACTTCAATGGGTGACTCAGCAAAGACATTTGAAGCTACTCTTACTGAATTTTCAGGATCGGTTGATGTATTTTTTGACGATACTGATAGTTCAGGTCAGGTTTCTTTGACTATAGGTTCTTCATTCACTTTGAATTTAGCACCTGAAGGAACAGGAAGTGGTGCATACAAATTGTCAGGAAGTGCTATCGTAACTGATATTACTAGGACTGCGGCACATGATGGACTTGTTGAAATGACTATTGCATTTCAAGGAACAGGTGCATTAAGCATTGGTACATATTAATTATGACTAAAGCGATAGATAATGTCGTTGCTCACTTTGATGCTCAAGAAATAAAAAAAATTGAAGTCAAAGAATGGGGAACAGAAGATCAACCTTTAGAAATTTTTACAAAACCATTAACATTGCAAGAGTCTAAGAAACTCTACAAAATGGCAAATGGCGGTGATTTAGAAGTCATGGTTTATGCAATCATTACCAAAAGTCTTGATGCAGAAGGCAACAAACTTTTCACATTAGCTGATAAGGATAGTCTTATGAATAAAGCTGATGTGGAAGTTTTGTCTAATGTTGCAACTGAAATTTTAGGTAGTGTAACTTCCGAAAAAGCACAGGAAAAGTAAAAGCCGATTCTGATCTATTTGCTATGTTTGCTCTTGCGGACAGGCTCGGCATGACAGTTGAACAATTGCAAAAGAGCATGACAGTAGATGAGTTTATTTATTGGTTGGCATATTTAGAAGAAATGAATAGTAAAATGGAAAACAATGGGTAACTTAGGTAAATTAAATATTGTCATTTCTGCGGTTAATAAAACCAAAGCTGTTTTTAATCAGGTTTCACAAAGTTTAAATAAAATAAAAAGCGGTGTTGGAAAGGCGCTAAAAGTTTTTGGTGGTTTAACTGCCGCCATTGGTGGTGTTGGCTTTTCATTAGCCGCTTTAGGAAAACAATCATTTGCCTATATAGATACGCTTGGAAAAACGTCAGATCAATTAGGGGTATCTGTTGAATTCTTACAAGCCTTTCAAATTGCCGCAGAAGAAGCTGGAAGTTCGTCAGAAGGTGCAAATAAAGCATTACTTAAATTTAGTAAAAATATCGGTGAAGCTGGTAGAGGTCTTAAAACACAAGCAGATTTATTTAAAGATTTGGGTGTTTCCATTAGAGATAGTTCAGGAAACCTTAAAGGTACAGAACAATTATTACTTGAAACAGCAGATGGTATAGCCGCCTTAGGTTCTTCAGCAGAAAAAAATTCTGCATTAACTAATTTATTTGGTCGTTCAGGACAGCAACTATTCGCAATTCTTAATCAAGGCGGTGATGCTGTTGCTGGACTTAAAGATAAAATGCTTGAACTTGGTATCGGTATATCAAGTGAAGCTGTAGATGCTGTTGAAAGATTTAACGATACTTCTAATATTTTAAGCAGACAATTAAACAGTTTGAAAGATAATGTCTTTGCGGCATTTCTTCCGATACTTCAAACTTTTGTAAATCAATTGACTACAACTTTTAAAACCTTCGCTGAAGGAGAAGGTGGCATTCAAAAATTCAGTCAAGCATTAGCAACAAACATAATTGATGGAGTACAAACAGCTTTATTAGCTATGCAAGAATTGGTTCTTGGTGGCTCAAGAATGGTCACTTCTTTACAAGAAAGTTTATTACAAATAACTAACTTTTTTGGCAGAAACGAAGAAGCTATAAATTCTCTACTAGACAGACAAAACGAATTTGAACAAAGAACTATCGAAGGCTTTACAGGAGTCATGACCAAAGTTGGTGAATACAGAAATATGATTGGCAGTTCTGTTGAAGCCATGAATACTTTAACAAATGGCACAGAACAAGCGGCAAATAGCAGTACACAAGCATTTACAAACTTACTTTCGCCATTAGGTAAATTCAAAAAAGAATTAGAAGATACAGGTGTTGCGATAGAAAACACAGTTGTCAAAAGTATGAAAAAATTTGAAGATACTTTAGTTGATGGTCTTATGTCAGGTAAATTCGCTTTCAAAGATTTTGCAAATTTTGTGATTAAAGAATTATTAAGAATAGCAATAAGAAAATTAATCCTAGATAAAATCACAGGTGGCTTTACTTCTTTTCTTGGTAATCTTGGCTTTGCAGAAAGAGGTGGTACTGTTACCGCAAATAAACCTTACATTGTTGGTGAAGCTGGTGCAGAATTATTTGTACCAAATAAAACAGGAACAATCGTACCAAACAATAGATTGGGTGGTGGCATGAGATCAGGTGGTATGCCTGTAAATATCACTTACAATATTCAAGCCTTTGATTCAAAAGATACGTTAGCCGCAATAACAGAAAATGCACCTACTATATCTGCCATAATAGAAACTGAATTCAATCGTAGAGGTAGAAGAGGTTTTGTAACATGAGTGGCAGTTTCCCAACATCACCAGCGGCAAGTAGCGTAAATATTAAATCTATAGAGCCTACTTTAGTTTCTGTCACACAAAATTTAAAAAGACAAGTAAGAAGGAGAGGTGGACAAAGATGGTCATTAGAAGTGGAGTTCCCACCAATGACAAGATCAGAGTTTGCACCTATCTACGCTTTTGCTATGAAGCAACAAGGTCAGTTTGAAACCTTCACTTATATACCACCTGTTATAAGCACCTCACAAGGCGATACAACGGAAAATCCTGTAGTTGATGGTGCGGTGTCAGTTGGTGCAAGTTCAGCGACCATAGATGGTCTAACAGCTTCAGAATCAGGCATTATAAAAGCTGGTGATTTCTTTAAATTTAGCGGTCATTCAAAAATATATATGGCTACTGCTGACATGGATGCAGATGGTACAAGTCATGCCACCTTGAATTTTGCACCTAATCTTCTAAATGCAGTTGCGAATGATGAAACCATAACTTTTGCATCTGTACCTTTTACAGTTTCTTTTACCGAAGATATTACACAATTTGCTACCGATGCTACTGCATTATTTGGTTTTAGTATGACTTTAATAGAAGTGTTTTAATGAGATGGATAGAGGAAGTACAGGTGCATTTCAAACAGAGATTGTTAAATCTGCAAACAAACCTTTTCATTTAGTTAAATTATCTTTTGATGATGTCAGTTATTTTTTATCTGATGCTTATATTCCTGTAACCTATGATTCTGATACCTATACGCCAACAGGAAGTTTTTTAGCTTTTTCCGATATTGTTGAAACCAATGAATCCAATATTGAAACTATAAGTATTTCTTTATCAGGTGTTGATACTACATATATAAATTTATTTTTATCAGGTGGTTACTTAGACAGAACTGTACAAATTTACAAAGCATTTTTAGATAGTAACGATGCTTTGGTTTCTGATCCTTTATTAATATTTGATGGCAGATTAAATAATCCTGTAATCAAAGAAGATGTTGATGCTGGAACAAGCACAGTAGCAGTACAAGCAAGTTCATTATTTGTGGACTTTGACAGAATCAATACAAGATTTACAAATAATGAATCTCAGCAAAGTTTTTTTTCAGGTGATACAGGCTTTAGATTCAGTTCAGTTGTAGTTAAAGAATTGAATTGGGGAATGACTACAGGTGCTACTGCATCAGGTGGCGGCAGTTCTAGTGTATCAACACAAGGTTCTTCCACATCTCCAATCAATAATACTTCACCAGCGCAAAAAAGTATTTTTAGAGAGATAAGACCAACCAATCCATCGTTTAGTTTGCAATCAGGATCAGTAAGAATACACATCAATTATGCAAACAGAAGCACTTCAAATTTTTCTGTAGGACAACAAGTTAAGATAAATGGTTTTGAATCCAAAACATTTGATGATGGAGAATTTATTTTAAGTTCTGCTATAAATTTTTCAGAAGGTGCTGGAACTCATGCAATCACTTCAATAGATTCAGATGGCTTTGGTTTTACTATTGCAGTTCCAAATACAGTTACATCTGTAAAATCAGGAAAGTTTGGCGGTAGTGAAATAACAATTGATGATGAATTAGTTGCACCTGTATTGATACAAACTACATCAGGCTCTAATTCAATTACAGTAAATGCTGATAATTTTGCCAAAGTTGATGAATCAGTTTCTTTTAATTTAGAAACAACATCTGTTGGTGGTATAGAAAGTAGAATCCTTGCCTTAGATCATAAAATTACAGCAAGGACTACAGATACACTTACAGTTGCAGTTACACAAAAAAATATTGTTCTAGCCAATCCTTTAAAAACTACATCAGGCTCAACATCATTGATTATAGATTTTGCAGAACATAATATTGCGGTAAGCGATTCAATCACTATTTCAGGTGCTACAGCAGTTGGTGGTGTACCAGCTTCTGATATAAACAAAGCACATACTGTCACAGCTATAACAGAAAATACAGTTACAGTTGTTGTTTCGACAACAGCAACAAGTACCGCAAGAGGTGGTAGTGATGCAGTTCGTTTAGATGGAAAAATTATTAGAACCAATCCAATAGAAACCACAGCTTCATCTGCAACTGTAAAAGTTCATTACAGAAGTCATGGTTTAGCAAACAGCGACACAATAACTTTGGAAGGCTTGGATGATGTTGGTGGTTTGGATAGAAGTTTGTTAAATAAATCACATACTGTAGTTGATGCTTCTAATACAGATTATTTTACAATTACTCTTTCTGAAAATGCTACAGCTTCAGAATTTGGTGGCGGTGTTGATAGTGTTCTAGAAAGACCTGTAAAAGCCACATCAACAGTTAATTATGGTTCATCAGGAAGTAGAATAAATCTACCAACAGAAATACGATGATAGATAAATTAAAGGCAAATAAATACATTGAATCAAAATTGAATGAACCTTTTGCATGGGGTACTAATGATTGCAATACATTTATTGTTGAATACTTTGATAAGGTACTAGGTACAGACTTATTAAAAATAATTTATAAAAAATATTCTACAAAAAAAGGTGCAATAAAATTTCAAAAAGAATTTGCCCAAAGAATATCAGGCAGATGTTTGGAATTAGGCATGAAGGAATATCATCCTAGTAAAGCTATATTTGGTGACATATTGGTCAAACATAATGAAAATTGGGATTCATGTCATATTTGTATTGGTAGTAAAATGGCATCTGTAGATGAACAAATAGGTACAGCAATTTTGCCAATATCTGATTTTAATGATTT